ATCTTATTATGATTACCGCCTACAAACACTTGGCACATCTGATCGAGGAAGTAGTCTCTAACCTCACGGTCTGGGAACACTTTCTGGAAAAAGTCGTCGACTTCTATCACTCGTGGGTGATCGATGGACTTGAAGTCTATATATTCGAATGGCAGCGCGATTGAAAGATAATCTTCTGGGTTGCCATCTCTGAAAACCATATTAACAAAATCAAAAACACCATTTTCACAAGCAACTATGTATGGGTCTTTGTTGAGCATATTGAAAAAATCGGGATTGTAAAAAATCTCACAGCACTCGACCATAACATGATTTTTATACGGCGTGTTCTTACAATTGTCGATTAGCTTATAGACTTTTTTCACGCATTTTTCGTGTTCTTTTTTAGTTTCACTTTGTTCCTCTTCAGTCAATTGTGCAAACTGATTTCGATATTCGTTCAGTTTAGCATGCAACAAACGAAGCATTATGCCGTCTTCTGACGAGATACGCTCTCGCAATGTCGTGCCTTTGTCTATCTGTTTCCACACATGGCTCTTGAATTGGTACCACTCTTTATTCGCAATCGAGGTACACACAAACTCGTTGCCATACTCATTAAATAATATTTTTGCAACGTCATTGTGACACCCGTTTATGGCCTCCACGACCAGATGATTTGTTTTCGACTTTACCATTTTGTCGTATTCTTCTGGGCTGTCCTGCCGAGCGTAATACTTGAGAGTCCCGATCGTAAAGTTATTCTTCTTCATATGCTTGAACCACAGCGACATGCATTCACATTCTTTGAACTTTTCACTCTTCTCAGAAAAGGCTAGCCATAGCGTTAATCCTTCATCGTCGCCATTGGTAATATTCCACAAACAGTAGCCTATTCGTAGCCAAGTTGCTCGATCATCCGATCGCGAAATATCTATCATGTCGATAAGCAAACGCGCATCTTCTAATAATTTATCAACACTCAATTGATCGTAAGGCTTGCGTTTATCCCTGATCTTTCTCGAAGATTCCATCAGAGGCGTTATAATGCTGTCTTTCGGATGATAATGGTATACAACTCTGTCATGTAAAGATATAGACAGTATACGAGGCATCATTTCGATGACACGGTTATGACAGTCTATATCTGCCATTGTTTCCTTGTAATACTGGTTACACTGGTAATCACTAAGCGCTTCTTCAAATGATATCTCCTTAGCATTTTTACCAAAGCACATCGTTGCTTTGTACGGCTTTCCATTTGGCTTTCTAGACCCATACATTAACCAATGTACATTAAGAGAATTCGTGTCTATGAAGTCTTGGACACCAATGTCTGCGAATAACTGGACTGCTTCTAACTTTTTTTTGATGATAGGGATCAAATACACCTCTTGAACTTTGGTATCGAGAAATATTTTAGGAAAATGAAGATGAAAGCCGTTTTTGACGTATATCTCCCCGGCGATTTCGCACTCATAAGGTTCTTTTTCAAGTAAAATGCATATGTATGCATCGTCTCGTAATTTTTGAACAACTTCGTTTATAGCATCTTGATAAACTCTCACCACGTGTATGACCTTGTTCAAATCGTACAGCTTTCGATACTTTCCAAATCCCGAAGATTCAGAGAGAGTTGATTTTTTCACGCGCAAGTCGACATCTACCAGAATTGGAATTTCTTTTCCTGGACTTTCTGCGATATACACAGATTGTCCGAGCTCCATAGCTTTGAGATAGCAGGACCAGAAATCCTTCATTTTGGTTCCGATTGAATACACTCCTCTCGGAACGCCCATCGAGACGTGGGTATGCGTTGGGTCATTGGGAGCTTTGTGCTCTTTTAATATGTCATTCAATTTACTTTTTTGATTTAAACTTGCCATTTTTTGTTTTATTATGTGATTGTTAAATCTTTTCAACTTTTTATAAAATGACATATGTAGGTCCCTATACACAAGCAACTTTAATACCGAGCGAAGCGGTATTCGAACCAGAAATAGATCGTCAACTAATAGTATCTACACCTGGCACAATTCTTGATTACATATCGATTCATCATCCATATTTCTTGGATATGATCAAAAAAGCAAATCTTATGTCGTTGTATAATACTGTTAACAGTATGAAATACACGGTGTTCATCCCCTGTTGCTCTCGTTCTTTTTTTAATCCGTTATCTGTGACAGTTACTGGAGTCATTACTATTGATATGATGTTCTCGTCTCCCAATATGATTATTTACACAAACAACAATGATGCCGCAGATGATCATCAACTGATAATAAACAGTGACGCATCTCTGCAAAAAATATTCGTAAACGACTCTCAAATTTTATACGGAGATATCCAATGCACGAATGGAATAGTTCACGTCTTAAAATAATTATATAAAATGGACAATTACGATTACTATGATTACGATGACGATGATTACGATGACGATGATTACAATGCTGCTGATGACAATACCGAGCGAAACGGTAGCTACCAATTGGCAAATCAAAGCTTTGAATACAAAGATGAATACAATTACTTGGAAAGAGTCGGAGGAGTTATTAATACAAACATTTTCATACAAGAGTCGCATCAACAAATTGATCAAGAAGGTGTTTTGAAATTTGCATCTTTTGTCCGAACAGTGGCTAAGGACTTGAGCGAACGCACTGTTGTCAATGTAATGAATGACATTGTATTCATTGAACATCAAATCCTCAAAATTCCAAACGCCAAATTTAAAAATCCAACTGGATATGTAATAGGTTATTGGGTCACTATACCCGACAAAATCAAGTTAATAAATGAAAATAGATTTAATATCGTAAAAAAACCTTCATTTTTAAAGAAATTAAAATATCCTCTAAAAGATTATGATATCATACGTTACGCAAATCTATGGATTACTTTTACTTCGTTACACAGCGAAGCTTAGCGTAGATATTATTTTATATGATTCGTCATCATATAAAATATAGCAAAACAATACTGAATTTTACTTAGCTCGGTGGTTTAATACTGTTAGGGTTAGGTGAATGCAGGTGGTTTTGAATATAATTGATAATGGTGTATAAAGGATTATTATTAAGTACTATTGTGTTTGAAGTCATCTGTTTAAAATATTCGTTGTGAATCATTTCAAGATAGTCTCTCGATACATCTTTTTCACAGCTTCTATTTCTTAGCTTCATTCTTTCAAAGCATGTTTGAGGACTCGTGTTTATATAAAAATGCACATCTGGCTTCCATTTCAAAACATCGTACATTTTCATTATTAAACGTTTTTCTTCCGCATCTATAAAACCTTCTCGAAATCCATTTTCAACAAATATAAGAGAAGATTTAGGACATCGTTCGACAAATATTAGCGGTGGTGATCCTCTCTCTGAATTTTTTATTTTCATAAATTGAGAATACATAGAATGTAAAATTGATAATTGAAGTGTGCACATCCATCTAGCTTTATTATTATAAAAACGATCCAGAAGTGTACCCCACTCGACTAATTCTTCTTGAAAAATTTGATAACCAATATTTTTTAATTCATTTAATAGCGTGGTCTTGCCTGCTGCTATATTTCCATCGATGCAACAAATAATAACCATTTTATGACGCTTATTCTCTCATAATTCATTTTCTGCTTCTTCGTTGTCTTCGTTGTCTTCGTTGTCTTCGGTTTCAGATTCATCGGCCTTATTTGCAGCTTCCATTTTTTTCTGCTCGAACAGTATTTCAAATTCTCGAAAAAGAGCTTTATCACTTTTTAGATTGTTCCAACGATAAGCTATATCTTTAATTTGAATCTTCGGACATTTTTGCCTTTCTTGAAAACCAAAGAACCTATATTTATGATTAAATATTGATTTTTTCTTCGATGGCGTACATAATGGCTGACTTTCTTCTATTTTTTTTTTGGCTTCTTCGTATTTTTTTTTATCATTTTCAGCAAGTGCGTAATATTTTTCAAGTTCTTTCTTATCTCCATTTTTCTCAAATTCTCTCCATTTGCGCCCTAATTCACATGTAATTGATTGTATATCAAGTTTTGGTTTTTCATTTTTAATTATTGGACGTGCATCATAACACCACCAAATATACGCATTTCTCGGTCGTGGAGGTTTTGCAGGAGTATCTGATTTTCGAACTGCATTTTTAAGTTTGTTCAAGTTGGACTTTAATTTCCAAGCATTGGTCAATTCTTCTGAAGCATTGTTATCGCTTAAAAAAGACACTACGAACTTGTTAATTGAATGAAATTGTACGTTGATTGGTAACACCATTTTTAATTCATAATAATCTTTTTTAAGTCATTTATTTTTTTTTATGACTTATTAATGTTACTTATGGAAATGCTGTCATTCTAACATCACCTTGAGCAGCAGAAACAGCTCCATAAACAGAATGAGACATGTTAGTCTTCGCCATATCAACCCCTCCAATAGTTGTTTCTGCACCACCAGATGAATTATAAATCAAATTAGCGAGTTGATTGCTTGTCTCGTTATTCACCCCTCCCATTACATTCATTGCTCCCTGCTGTAGAACCACATTCGGCCCCTCAAAAGCACCAGACGGTATAAACCAGCTACCACTAATCGGTACTATCGGCAAATCACCACGAATAGGATCTCCTTGTCCTCTAAGGCGAGAATTTCTGTTCGAGTATATGTACCGGTCGTATATAATAGGCTGCTTCATCTCTCCGTCGGCATTCATGAACGTGGCCGTATTGAGCTCCTCAACTGTCGAAGTTGGCCAACCATCTGCTCCTTTCTGTACAATTTCTGCAAGCACCTGATCGTAATTGCCATTGGCATATGCGCCCGAATATGCATTGTGAGGATCCAAAGGGATCTTGTCTGGCCCTATATACTTGTTGTTCTGCCATCCAACGGTCTCTCCCGTCCACCCTGGATTTGAAAACCCTTCTTTCAAGCTATTTAACGGATCGGGAGGAACAGAACCTTCAGCAAGAGGATCATAAGGAACTCCGAGACGATTATAGCTTGGAAATTGAGTCCTCAGGTCAGGGCCGTAATCAACATTTGAAAATCGAGGGCTCAAAATAGACTGAAAGTTAGGTGTTGCGAAAAAATCATTCTTTGAGCATCCGGTGTCGTTTGGATCTCGGAACATCTTGTCAACTTTCCAAGTACGGGAAGGAGTCATCCAAAATTGTTCTTTAGTTGGTTTTATAGCATAAATTATAACACTACCAAGAACTGCGACGATAATTGATAGCAAAGTAGTTTGATGAACTTGATTCATTTTACTTCTAAAATATTTTTTCTTTCCAGACTCACGAGTCGGGAAACATTTTGACATGAGTGATTAATTTTTTACTTTCCATACCTTTCATACAATATAGTTCCTAATTTGGTTAATTGTCCTAATCCTTCAGGTTGACTCCAAGGAATAGGTATCCATGTTGTGCCATAAACAGCACCTATTAAGTCGCCAACAAGTTTAGCGATAGTATCTGTATCTCCTCCAATATTGGCAGCCATAATGAGAGCTTCAGTTGGATGAGAAAAATTGTAAAAAAAGCAGATTAATGCGCATATGTATGCATGTAAAGCCTTAATTTGAAACATATTAAATCCAAATATATTTTTTGTTACGTTATCATCAATTGTTGGCAAACCTTTTTTAAACAATTGCCATCTATTATTTGGATGTATTAATATTAAAAGAGAATATAAAGACGCATTTTGAGTTCGTTTTGTTACATCAAGAGCGTAAGTGTAAATACTCTCCGCCGTTATCAGTTTTTTGAACAGAATGCCTTTCAACAATTTGACGTGTAAAAAAGATGTATCCACAGCATCTTTACTTTCTCCATGAGTACAATAAACGCAATATTTAACTGCTTTATAGATGTCTTCGTCTTTATTAATTGGAAATAGAGCTAAAGGCGCTATTCTCATAACTGAGCCATTTGTGTCTGCATTCCCTCCGATCGTGCATTCGGACCAATTTGATAAAATCCCTTTCGTCCGACTAGAGTAGCCACGTTTGCTTGACTTGACAATTTTACTGTACATAGAGTGTATTTCTCCAACCAGGATTTGATTATTCTTTGATAAATATTCAGCTAATACTATTGTTAATTCTGTGTCATCTGTATATCGATTTTGAACAAAATCAATGATTATTTGTTTTTTACGAATTTCTTCAAATGACAAGTTTTCATTTGAAGAACCTAATATATCTCCGATACAACCACTTACAAGAATTCCGATAAAATTATCTTTTAGTGTCATTTATAATTTCATATAAAAATTTATGATTTAAATTCAATTTTTTATATGAGAACGTCATATAAAAAATTGAATTTCACTAGTACCGCGGCGTCTTTCGTAAAATGACGCTATTCTTCGTTAGATCCTGACAAAAATTGAATACGATAAGTGCAATAATATCATTATTAACTATTTTACAAACCAATACTTCCTTGATCATCACTTCATGTTCTCGGAAGCGTTCGTCGCTGTAGTCCACTTCTTCGTACGGAATGCTATTGTTACTAAGCAGTTTTTGAAATCTTTGTCTTTGAGTATAGTACTCACCTTCGTATCCTAACCAGGTCAAAAGCAGCATACTCCCGAGGATATGCTGCTTTTTGCTAAGTGGGTACCACAAGTCCTGAAACCACTCACTTTGGACGTCGATCTCGATATCTTTGCCCTTCATGAACGAAAAGATGTCCATTATGCCGCTTTTGTACCGCAAATCGTACAAAAATTGATCGATAAAGGCCTTAAGTTGGACCTTATTTGAGGATCTAGATGAGTTGAGGAAGTTGTATAAGCCTTTTTCGTTGATATAACACATTTGTCCTTCATTGTAAGTAATTTTATGTGTTGCCGATTCGGCAACACTTAGATCTTTTAAACTTTTCTTGTTCTCATCATCTACAAATTTGAATAAAGCTTTACGATAATCTGAATATTCAAGAATATCACATATATCTCTTCCACAAAACCATGGATTTTCATTTGTTCCAACGACTCGAACTGATTTTTGATTGTATGTCAAAATTTTATTATCAAATGTGTTTGTCATTTTATTTTTTTAATAATTTTGAAGGGTCGAAATCAATTTTACCCAAGTCTCTGCGTTCTTGGTATTGAGCCTTAGAACTGCTTTAATTGATTGCTGATTGTATGTTAAAATTTTACCCAAGTGCCTGATAAACATCTTTGTCTAAATACGCACTCAATCCATCAGTCTCAATTTTACAAATATCTGCGTCTGTTAACGTTAGTGCCTTCGACTGCCCATTTGACATGATCAGTATTTTCATTCCGCTTGTCCATTTTACTTGAGGTTTAGGCAAAGACTTCAAGATATCCGATGTGTTTGACACGGCGACAAGTTGATAAAGCTTTTTCTTTTTTTCATCTATTTTTTTCTGATTTTTTATTAGAATATTTTCAAGAACAGATACCATAACCTTAATTGCGCTTTTCACTCTATTTAAATTCTTAATACTAGGATACCTCAAATGAACGCGTTTAAATTCTCTAAGGGTGTCATTTGACATCATAACAAGATCTTTGAAGAACAGTTCTTCCTCTTTAGTATTTCGAATTATTTTTTCTACACTCTCCCATTCTTTTTCAAACGCTTTTACAGCCTCATAAAAAGATGGGCCCACTGGGTTACTTTGCGATCGTAGCGGGATTTGAATTTCGTGTTGTAATAATTCAATCATCCATTTTAAATTCTCTTTATGTAATATACCTCCTCGTTTACCGAGATCCATATTCGTAATATTTTTTATTATATTTGGAAACGTTCCATCTTTAAACCAACCATTCTTCCAATCTAGATTCAGAGGCTTGAACGTTGTCTTGATGAATTGAGTGTATTGACGTGCGAGTTGAACATTTTGAGCAAAAGCTTTACTTTTTCCGCTTTTGAGCTGCGTTTGCGGTAATCTCAGTATATCGTATAGATCTCTTTCTGCAGTCACCAGTAATAAGCGAGCATCTACAAGCGGGTCTGGCATGAACGGCGTAAAACCGGAATCTGTGAACACACATGTCGCGTTAAGCCGAGATTGCGCAACATAAGCTATACCAAAATCGATAATAACCGGACAAATTCCATTTGTTTGAACGGCAATGTCACCGAAATCAAATCTATACACGTGAACGTCATGTGACGTTTCTGTAATCATAACATTGTCTACGTGCAAGTCGTAATGGGTGATGCCTACTTTCTCAAACATTATAATCGCTGCTAGAGTCTGATTTATGCAGTTTAAAAATACACTCGGATCGTACATTCCTCCGTATTTATACATAAATCCTCCTAAAGATCTATTGAAGTCTTTGAATAGAATTTCTTTCATTACCAACAAATACTGTCTTTTTCCTGAAGAAATTGGCTTCTTTTCAAATATATCACAAAAATGAGGACAGTCGATATCTTTTAATCTAGTCCATGCATCATACTCAAGTTCAATTAAAAAATCTACGTTATTTGAAGTTTTTAGTATTGCTAATTTATTATTCCATTTACATTTGTTAATCACACCTTGAGCACCTTGATCTTTTTCATTAATAGGTATTACTGACTCTACAATCGACATTTTTTACGACTAAAATTTGTTCATATATCTTTTTTTATTGGCGCAATTGTCACGATCCGTATTCAATGTGCGCCAATAAAAACTACCATCATGTAACTACGCCAAGTATCTTTTCAAACATGCTAAATTTGAAGACCAGAACGTTGATGTTCTCTAGACTTTGGAGTAGAAAAAGTTACCGATATTCTTTCAAAGTATATGTCACCTGATGAATAATATTGTTATAGACAGTTTCTACTACGGCATCTTTGGATAAGTGATTGATCAGTCAACTGGTTGAGCTGTGTAACATTAGCGGTAAGAACTTTTCCAATTGGAAAAGACTTGAACATACGAAACAGTTGATTCGATATTTTGAAAGCAAAATTACGCCGTCAATTTCAAACATGCTAAATTTGAAGAATAATATCTTAAAGATGCCGAATCTATATATAAATGGCATCTTTATCATTGAATAATATTTGTTATAGACAGATCAAAGACAGTTTCTACTACGGCATCTTTGGAGAGTTTCAATTAGTGATTGATCAGTCAACTGGTTGCTTCAACGCAACTAAGCTGTGTAACATTAGCGGTAAGAACTTTTCCAATTGGAAAAGACTTGAACATACGAAACAGTTGATTCGATATTTTGAAAGCAAAAGTTGCCCCTCACATGTGAGGGGCAACTTTTACGAGATTCGTGAGAGTAATAACGACTCAGTTATGAAACAGATTACTGGACAGTATGTTCAAAAAGAGCTTATCTTAGATATAGCATCGTGGATATCACCCGAGTTTTATGATAAGTGCAATAACATCATCATTAACTACTTCACAAACCATTATCAAAACATGAGCAGTTATGAGAAACAAGAACAGATTGAGAACTTAGAAGCCAGGATGAAACGATTACTGGTCGATAACGAGAATAAAGACAACGTGATCCAAGAAAAGAATGATAAGATCGATGAACTGATGATCAAATTGGATGAAGATCGTAAGCAGCGAGAGGAAGACCGAAAGAGGATGGAAGCCCAGCGAGAGGAAGACCGAAAGAGGATGGAAGAGGACAGGGCTCTTATAGTCCGTCAAGAGCAGTTACTAAGACAGTTGAACATAAACTTGGATGACGTGGCTTGTCAAAACAACGAGCTTTTGGAAAAAGTGGATGATCAGAATGATAAACTGGACACTATCCAACAGAAGCTAGATATAGCAGTTCAAGACAGAGCGCCTCAACCGTGTAAAAGTCCGAGAAGAGAACGCTTTATCCTTCTAAAGCGCGATGACGACGATTATCCTTACTATACCATTAGGGCTCAAGACATCAATGCTCGGGGGTCATTAAGAAAACAGAAGACTTTATACCAGAACGTTGATGTTCTTCTAGACCTTCCGTTCCATCCAAATTCAAAAACCCTGTTTGTGAGGATTAAGGATCGTTTGAAGAAGATGGGAGTTGTGTTCAATCTATGCTCTATATCAATAGAAAACTCAGCCTTAAACGAACAAGAGTTCGTAGATATATTGAAAGAAATTAACAATGAAAAGTACCAATTCGAGGAATAAGCAAACAGACGGTATCCAAGTAGAAAAAGTTACCGATATTCTTTCAAAGTATATGTCGTAATATGCTTGTAGAATAAAATTACTTTCATACAAGAAATGTTTTTTATTATTAAAATTCCTCTTTTCTTTTAAAAAGAGGAATTTGAGTTAAAAATATTTATTTTAGGTTTCATTTTGGATTAAAATTCCTAGGAAAAAGGAATTTGAGATTAAAAATATTTATTTTAGGTCTCATTTTGGATACTTCCCAACGGCTTCTTTTGCCTTTCTCTCCTTCCGTTCTCGAACAACTAAATTCGGCCTATGCTGCGCTATCACTTCC